AATACGAATCACAAGTTCAATAAGGAGCGGATATGTTAGAACCAGTTTTCCCAGATTCAGATCAATTTCAATGTAATGACCTATACCTACTAACAGTTGGCACAGAGGCAGGTAAGGAAATTCTTGAAACCTGCCATGAAATTGCACACATGCTTGTAAAGAAAAATATTGCCTACGGTAACTCAGCCCTTGACCCTGTGCGTATATTTTCAAAGGCGGGACCAAGAGAACAACTTCATGTCCGTATTGATGACAAATTAAATAGATTAATGAAGGGCACTGATTATCCAGGAGATAATGATATTGATGATCTAATTGGATATTTGGTATTACTTAAGATTGCTAAGGTAAAGGCTAAGTGATTTTAGTCAACTAAGATGGTATAATATCTTATATGGATATCGAATTAGCAGATCATTTTGATCGCATGAATAAGGTTGTAGAGGAATTACTTAAAGGTAATAATCCTACTCAAATCGCCGCTCTGACGGGTTTTAAAAGGGCAGAGGTTATTGAGTATATAGACGAGTGGAAAGATGTCGTTAAAAACGATTCTGGGGCTCGTGACAGGGCAAAGCAGGCTATCTCTGGAGCAGACCAACACTATGCAATGCTGATTAAAGAGGCCTGGAAGACCGTAGAAGACGCTGACCAAGCTGGACAACTAAATGTAAAGGCAACATCCTTAAAGCTAATTGCAGATATTGAAGGTAAAAGAATTGGAATGCTTCAGGAGGTTGGGCTACTAGATAATGCAGAGTTGGCCACCCAAATTGCTGAAACAGAAAGAAAGCAAGAAGTCCTTGTAAAAATATTAAAAGATGTAACTGCAGGCTGTCCAAAATGTAAGATGGAAGTTGCAAAGAGACTATCTCAGATTACAGGAGTAGTAGAATCAGTTGTGATACATGATGAGCAATCAGAAGTATTGTAAACATGTTTATGAAAATGTGCAGTCAGAGATCTGCCCACTTTGTGGAAATAACACGCATGAAACAGACTGGTCTTATCAAACTAAACTACATAAGGCATGGCATGAAGACGGCAAGGCTACATTTGGCGGATGGTGGTCTATATAATGGATCTTAATTTTAATGATCTTATTGATATTCTTGATGGAGAAGAGTTTGATGAAAGGCCAGTTGACCTACGAACATTTGTTACAAGTCCAGACTATCTTGGCTTACCACCACTTTCAGAATATCAATATACGTTAATTGAGAAGGGCTCACAAATTTATAAAGAGTCTACCCTTATAAAACTCTTTGGAGAAAAAGAGGGAAGTTTAAGATACAAGCAGACGTGTACAGAAATCATAGCTCAATTAGGTAAAGGTTCTGGTAAAGACTACTCTTCAACAATATCAGTATCTTATATGGTATATCTACTTCTGTGTTTAAAGGATCCAGCCACTTATTATGGTAAGCCTCCAGGAGATACAATTGATATTATTAATATTGCTGTGAATGCACAGCAGGCAAATAACGTATTCTTTAAGGGATTTAAAACAAGAATTGAAAGATCACCTTGGTTTGTTGGTAAGTATGACCCAAAGGCTTCTGAGATAAGATTTAATAAAAATATAAATGTATACTCAGGTCACTCAGAAAGAGAAGCATTTGAGGGATATAACGTAATCGCAGTAATCCTTGATGAGATTTCTGGATTTGCTACAGAGAATACAACTGGACATGACCAAGCAAAAACAGCTGATGCTATCTATGATATGTACCGTGGATCTGTTGTATCTCGTTTTCCAGACTACGGAAAAATTATATTGCTTTCGTTCCCTCGTTTTAAAAACGATCCAATTCAAAAATTTTATGACTCAGTTATTGCTGAAAAAGAAACTATTATAAGAAGCAAAACTTTAAAAATGGTAGATGATTTGCCAGACGGAACAGAGGGCAATGAGGTAACTGTTGAATGGGAAGAAGATAACATCATATCTTACAATATCCCAAAGGTGTTTGCTTTAAAGCGTCCAACTTGGGATATAAATCCAACTAAAAAGATTGAAGACTTTAAGGTAGAGTTTTATAAGAATATGCCAGATGCTCTGAGTAGATTTGCATGTATGCCTCCAGAAGCTGTAGATGCATTCTTTAAGTCTAGAGAAAAGGTTGAAAGATGTTTCAATAATATGTCTTTAGCTGTAGATAAATTTGGAAGACTAGAACATTGGTTTGCACCAGACCCTGATAAAGAATATTTTCTACATGTTGACTTAGCTCAAAAGCATGACCACTGTGCTGTTGCCATGGCGCATGTTCAAAAGTGGGTAAATGTAAAAATAACTGATCAGTACTCGCAGCCAGCCCCAGTTGTTGAAGTTGATGCTGTAAGATATTGGACACCTACAAAAGATAAGTCTGTTGATTTTACAGAAGTAAAAGATTATATATTGTCATTAAGAACTGCTGGATTTAATATAAGAGTGTGTACATTTGACCGCTGGAATTCGCATGACATGATGCAGCAATTAAAGGCATATGGAATAAATACAGAATTACTTTCTGTCGCTAAAAAGCATTATGATGATATGGCTATGGTGGTGTCGGAAGAAAGATTATCTGGACCGTATATTCCTTTGCTGATAGATGAATTATTGCAGTTAAAAATCATGCGTGATAAAGTAGATCACCCAAGAAAAGGATCTAAAGACTTAGCAGATGCAGTCTGTGGGTCAGTATATAACGCAATTAGTAGAACAAAAATTGAATCTACAGATGAAATAACAGTTCATACATACGATTCATTAATTTTAGACAACATGTTAAATGAAAAAGAAGAGTCATATAACTTGATTGTCCCGCCAAAAATACCAGCAGATTTGGCTACAGCTATGGATAGAATGAAGATATTATGAGTATATATCAAGAAAAAGCTAAAGAATGTAAGTGCTGTGGAAAGCATGTGCCACTTCCAACAGTTCTAAAGGAATATGACGGGATAATGATATGCCCTACAACATTTGCAAATGTGATAGAATATAAAAGGCTATGGAAATCTCTAGGATCACGTCCTCCTGGAAATATTAGAAAACATTTTTCTGATTATGTCCAGCAGTTAGTGGAGACTACCATTGACAAAAATGAAGATGGAACATTATAATATACAACTAGGCAACAGTAGCTTAGTTGGTCAGAGCCCCGAACTCATAATTCGGTAGTCGTAGGTTCAAGTCCTACCTGTTGCACAGAAAGAAGGTCCAAGTGGACGATGAATACATGAGTGATGAGGATTACATGCAGCTCGAACACTACATTGAGATTGGCGCCATTCAGGTTGAGGGCGTTGATGATAATGGAGAATTAATATTTTCTATTTCTGAAAATGCTAAAGAGATTGCTCCAGAATTATGGCAAGCGCACTCAGACTTTGTAGATAGGTCTTTGGTTGATTTATATGAAAAAGGTTTAATCGAAGTAGAGTACGACGAGAATCTTGAAGCGACAATAAAAGCAAGCCCAGAAGGAATGAAACAAATAAACCAGCTGGGTATTTTCCCAACAGACGAAGAAGAAGGAGAGTAATATGCCTTGGAACATAGAGCAGGGAGCAGCAGGATGTAGAGGATTTGCTGTAGTAAAAGAAGGTGGAGAATTAGTAGGATGCCATCCAAGCAAATCCAGAGCAGAGGCTCATGTAAGAGCACTTTATGCATCAGAAGAAGATGCAAAAAAGATGGAAGATAAAAAGAAAAAGATTTTCTAATCTTTGCCCTTGTAGCTCAGTGGACGAGAGCGAATGCCTTCTAAGCATTAGGTCGCAAGTTCGATCCTTGCCAAGGGCGCAGGCGGAATGAGTTGAAGTCTATAAATCAATTTGATATAATATGTATATGGGTAGCCAAAAGGGACCCATATATTAATTTATTCGCTTGAAGGAGGAATAAAAATGGTAAACACATACGCATTAGACATATTTAACGATCCATTCTATATCGGATTTGATAAAATGTTTGATAGATTAACAACAACAACACATCAACAATCTGGTTTCCCGCCATATAATATTCGAAAAGTTAACGAAGATACTTTCGTTGTCGAATTGGCGGTAGCTGGATTTAATAAAAATTCATTATCTGTTACTGAAAACAACGGCACACTTGAAATTAAGGGAGATCGCCCAGAAGATGCAGAAACATATTTGCATAAGGGAATTGCTGGAAGAAAGTTTACAAGAACTTTTGCCCTTGGTGAGTATCTATTTGTTGATTCAGCAGATTTAAATGATGGAATGCTTTATGTCGTAGTAAAGCGAGATATTCCAGAAGATAAAAAGCCAAAGACAATCAAAATCAAATAAGGTATAATAATCTTACGGGCCATTCGTGGCTACCGTGGGATACACCTGAGCATGTGTCTAAACTGCTCATTATTATTAAAGGATAGATATGCCAGTATACGAATACAAATGCTCATATGATGATGCACATGCAACAATGTCAGTGCATAGACCCATAACAGATGAAGATCCAGGTTACACATGTGTTGAATGTGAGTCGGAAATGACAAGACACTTTACACCTTTTGGTATACAGTTTAAGGGTAATGGTTTTTATAAAACAGATAACCCTAAGTAATTCCATGTTATAATTAACTCAACAAGCATTCCGTTTGTTGAGGAGTTATAGTTGACTAGGACTAAACTATGGAGATTATCATTAGCAACCATTTTAGGATTTGGTTGGCTATTTTTAACTCCTGCCTACAGCGATGATCCACTAAGTTTAGCTGCTCAAGAGATACAAGATTTAAATAATAGCGTAAATAATTTAACCTACAAGGATGAGTTTGTATCCTTAATAGATGTGGCGGAAAAAAAATATGATGCAGCGGTTGCTGCAAAAGAATTAAGAGATAGCGCCTCAATTGCATACGATGATGCGGTGGAAGCAGAAGCAGCAGCTTTAGCACAAAAGAATTTAGCACAATCAACAGTAGATGAACAAACTATAACAGTTGCTGCAGCCTTAACAAATAAAAATAACGCACAAGATTCCCTTGATATAGCCAATATAAACCTTCAATCAGCCCAATTAAACATGCAATCTGCTGGAGGGCAGGGACTTCAATATACCGCATACAGTTTAATTAGAACATCACAGGGTGCTACACCAGATGAAGTTTTATGTACTGGTACATGGAATTCAAATTCAATGAACCTTCCCGTATGCGGAAATAGATATAGCAACCTTATTGTTAAATTTTATGGCCAGATTACTGTTCCTTCTCATTGGACATCCACATATTTTGCAGGATATACAGATGATGGCTTTAGAATGTACGTGGACGGTAACCTTGCAGTGAATAACTGGCGTGAACAAGGAGCTACATGGAGTCCTTTTTCTCCAATATATGATGTTAGCCAAGATAAAACTTTAGATGTAGAAATTTGGTGGTATAACGGTGGCGGTCCAGGATCATATCATCTTGGATGGGCAATTCCTGGAGGTTGGACTGGAGCAGGATGCGATTATACTGGAGGCTGGGGAGTAGATTTTAGCTGTAACCTTAATACATTTTCTTCTGGATCTGGACCAACACAAGAACAAACTAATACATACGAT